ATGAACTGGGCGGACAAGGGCATGACGCTCCGGAAGGAGTTGAGCGAGCGGCGCTGCTTTTACTCGATGCGCATCCATGAAGCGCTCAGACGCAACGGAATGAGTGCGGCCGTGGTGGCCTATGAACTCGGCATTTCCCGCGCGTCCGTCTCCGCCACGATTCTCGGCAAGAACCACAGCGCCCGCGTATTGGACGCGCTCCGCTCGGCGGGCGTCCCGGAAAAGTACCTTTTTGATCCCCGCCGCGTTGAGGCGGCGGAGAAGGAGGCGGCGGCGTGAATCCCAACTACGCCTAGCCATTTAAGAAGGATCGGGTGTTCCGTAAACAGTTTTTTTGTCATCCAGCTACCGCGCCCGTGTAGGCCGTCCCGAGTTCTTCCATGCAGGGGCGGCAAAACCTGCACAACGGCGGATACCGCGCCAACCTACGCGGGACGTTTCCCCGGCACGGCACAAGTCCGGGGCGAATTTTGAGAGGTGAAGACGTGAACGGGATGAAGGAAATTTATACGACGCAGGAGATTGCAGTTCTCTGGGGGACAAGCAAGATGGCTGTCCTTCGTCGTGCCAAGCGTGAAGGCTGGCAATCCCGCCCCCGCGCCGGACGCGGCGGCGGCAACGAGTGGTTCGTCGCATCAATGCCGGAATCCACCCGCCTCGCCATCGCCGCCAAGGTGGCCCTGTTTACGCCGGTACCGGTCAAGGCTCCCGCCCCCGTTACCCTGTCGCTTCCGTCCCGGTTTGCCGGGAACGGCAAGACCCGCGCCGAGGCGAAGGCCGCGCTCTTCTTCCTGTACCGGATGTTTACTAAAACCGCCGGGCTTCCGAAGACGCGTGGCATGGAAACCTTTTCGGTTCGCTGGAATGCCGGAGAGATCGAGTCCGAGGCATGGCTTCGGGAAGCGATCCCGCACGTCAGCAAAAATACCCTGCTCAACTGGGAGCGTGCGATCAAGACGGAAGGCACGGCGCGGCTCGCGGGCGACTACGGCAAGGGCAAGCGCGGCAAGGGCTGCATCGACGGCCAGCCGGAAGTCAAGGCGCTCATCGTTGCGGCGGTCTGCGAGCACCCGGAAGGGAAGGCGGGCAACGTGCGGTACAAGCTCGAGCACGTAAACGAACAGCGGATCGAAGACGGGCTTGAGCCGTTCGAACTTCCCTCCCTGCGCCGCCTGCAATGCTGGATACGGGACTGGAAGGCGAGGAATCCCGCATTGTTCCTGTCCGCCACGGCTCCCGGCAAGGCGCGCAACAAGACGATGCCTTCCTTCGGCGATTTCTACGCTTTTGTGACCGGGATCAACCAGCGGTGGGAATACGACGGCACGCCGTCGGACGTCATGCTTTCGGACAACAAGCGGTACGCAATCATCGGCGTCATCGAAATCTACACCCGCCGCGTGAAGTTCCGGGTTGTCGAGCGCTCAACGTCGCAACAAGTCGCCTGCGTCACGCGGGATTGCCTTCTCGACTGGGGCGTTCCCGAAACGGCTGTAACGGACAACGGGAAGGAGTTTACGTCTCGGCAGATGCAGCGGCTTTTCTTGGATCTGGGGATAGCCTGCGACATTTTGCCGCCGTTCCGCCCGGACCTGAAACCGGCCATCGAGCGCGTGTTCCACACGTTTTCCCATGACCTGTTGCCGATCGCGCCCTGTTATGTGGGGCATGACGTGGCCACAAGGCAACGTATCCGGGATCAGGAAGACTTTGCGAAGCGCCTCATGAAGCGGGCGAAGAAAGGCGAAGAAGCTGAAGCGCTCACCATCGGCATGAGCCCGGAGGAATTGCAGGCGTTTTGCGACAAGTGGACGGATTCCGTTTACATGCACCGTCAGCATAGCGGTTTGAGGGGAAAAACGCCGTACCAGATGCTCTCTGAATATCCGTACGGCGTCCGGCGCATCCCGGAGAAGTATCATCAGGCGCTCGACGTGCTGCTTTTGCCTGTCATCGGCACGCGCCGCGTCACAAAGGAAGGGATCGAAATCGGGGGAAGAACCTACATCGCTCCCGAACTTGGGCGGCCTGACGTCGCACAACAGGATGCGGAAATCAGATTCGACAAAGCACGGCCGCAATACGCCTATGTCTACCTTGACGGCCTGTTCGTCTGCCGGGCGAAGTGCGTCGACGCTATGGCTCCCGAAGAACGACGCCAGATCGCCGTTGACGCCCGCAACGCCATGAAGTCCGTCCGCAACGCCATTTCCCAAATCAAAAAGGACGCCAAAAAGAACCATCTCGACACTATGGCGCAAGACATCATCGAAATGCTCACCGAGCGGGCGCAGAAGCTCGTGGCCGACAACCCCGTTCCAACACGGGAGGTCATCGAACACGTCACGTTTGATCTGATGGAAGCCCAGCGCGCGGCGTCGGGCGAAAAGCCCATGCAGACCCTGACGCCGGAACAGGCCGAGGAAGCCCGTGCGCAAGCCATCGAGCTTGTCGCCGAAAACGAATTTACGGTGCCTCAGTCCGCTCAGGCCCGCAATGCACTTTTTGAGGCATTGCAGACCCGCACGATCAGCGGCGAGGCATTGTCGGCCGACGAGCTGAATTGGATATCAATGTACAGAACCAGCGCAGAACGCGCAGGTTTTGAGGCCATGAACCAGCTTTACGCCGTCAACCAATAAAAAGGCCCGTTGTTGACGCAACGGGCCGGGATGGAGAGGCACATCTCCATGTCTATGAGGGAAATAACTATGCAACAGACAACAGCAAGCGTCAATACGGGCATTGCCCCGCTCACCAACGTCGCCCTGTGCCTCGGCACGCTCAAGCGGGCGATCGACCGCCCCCGGCATTTGCCCGGGATCACGGTCTTCTACGGCCCTTCAGGGTTTGGCAAGAGCACGGCCGCCGCCTGCGCGATCATCCAATGTCGTGCCTGTTATGTGCAGGCACGCAGCTCATGGACGCGAAAGGCGGCGCACGAGGCGATCTGCAAGGGCCTCGGCCTGAAACCCGGCAAGACCATCTCCGAAATGCTCGATCAGATCGCCGAGGAACTTGCACTGTCCGGTAAGCCGCTGGTCATCGACGAGGCCGACTTCCTCGTCGAGCACAAACAGATCGAGATCGTCCGCGACATCTACGAAGCGTCCCAAGCCCCGATCATGCTGATCGGGGAAGAGTGGCTCCCCGGCAAGCTCGAAAAGTGGGAACGGTTCCACGGGCGCGTGCTCGACTGGTGCCCGGCGCAGCCCGTGTCTTTTGAGGACGTCAAGGCACTGTGCAGGCTCTACGCAACCGGGACCGAGATCGCCGACGACCTGTTGCAGCGCATTTACACGGTGTCCAACGGTTCGGCCCGCCGCGTCGTCGTCAACCTCGCCCTCGTTGAAGAGGCCGCAAAGGTCGAGGGCCGCAAGACCATTAGCCTCGCCGATTGGGGGGCGCGGCCGCTGTATACCGGCGAGGCTCCGAGCAGGAGGCGTTGATATGGCCGAACTGTTTTCAAGCACGCCTTACGCGGCGCTTACCGCCAGAGAACGGATATGGGCGGCCATCCGGGAGATGAAAACCGTTACCGTCCGTGAAGTGGCGGATCGGTGCGACGCGAAGGCCGACGCCGTCCGGGGGTATTTCACCGGCCTTGTCGCCGCTGGCGTCCTTGACGTGATCCACCGGGGAACGGGCGGAAAGCACAGCGTCTACACGCTCAAGCGCGATCTCGGCGTCCATGCGCCGCGCGTCAGGAAAGATGGGACGTTCCTGCCCGATTCCGTCCGTTCCCGGCTGTGGAACGCCATGCCGATTTTCGGAGTCTTTACCGCCCGTGACCTCGCCATGTCCACCACCCTCGCGGAGTCGCCGGTTTCGTACGCCGAAGCGCTGGACTATTGCCGCTGGCTGGCGCGGGCGGGCTATCTTCGCGATCTCGGCGATGAAAAGTTCCGGTTCGTCCCGGCCCGGCATACGGGGGTAAAAGCCCCTCAAGTCGTGCGGGTCACGCAGGTTTATGATCCGAATATCGATCAGCTCGTCGCCCACGGGCCGCTTGCGGGGAGGGACGACGAATGACCAACCGCGAGAAGGCCGAGGCCGCTTGGGGCGTACCGCTCCCGGACTGGATCGAGAAGCTGGCCACGGCCTGCGACGGCAAGGGACTCAGGAAAACGGCGGCGGATCTCGATGTATCCCCGGCCATCGTGAGCCTCGCCATCCGCCGCAGCCGCGCGAAGCTCGACTTCATCGAGCGGCGGGTGAAGGACATCCTCGGCATTTCCATCATCCCCTGCCCAGTGCTTGGGCTTATCAGCCGGAAGGATTGCCGGGACAACCAGCAAAAACCGTTTTCATCCATCAACCCCATAGCCGTACAGCTTTTCCGGTCTTGCCGGGGAGCCTGCCTGTACAGCGAAATCGCCAAGGAGGAACGCCATGATCTCCGAGAATCTCGAAAAATGCCTCGACGTGCTCGACAAGCTCACGAAGCGCGGCAATGACGACATCCGGGAGCTTGCCCCGTTCATCGTCAACGAAATGCGTCGGGAAGTGCTGCGCGTACGCGAGCTTGAAGAAGACGTTTACCGCTCTGCCCACGTCGTTTTTGAAATCAGGGGAGGACTCCATGCCGAAGCGCGTTAAGCCGAACCTTTCCCCCGCCGCGTTTCCCGTCCATTCGCTGGAGGACGTCGACGCCGCCCTTGCCCAGATTGCGGCCCGCAAGCGCCAGATCGACCTCATCGGCCTCGGCGTTGCCGAACAGGTCGACGAGATCAAGACCCGCGCAGCGGCCGAGACGGAACCGATCCGGCTTGAAATCGCCGCCCTTGAGCTTGCTATTGGGCGGTTCGCCGAAGCAAGCAAGGCGGAACTGTTCAGCAAGAAGAAGTCCGTACAGCTCCAGTTCGGGATCGTGGGCTTCCGGGCTTCGTCGAAGCTCAAGACGCTCAAGAAATGGACGTTCGAGCGCGTGCTCGCCACGCTCCGCGACACCGGGATGCGGAAGTATATCCGAGTAAAAGAGGAGGTCGACAAGGAAAAGCTCAAGGGCCTCGCGCCGGAAACCCTCGCGGGCATCGGTTGCACCGTCGTGCAGGAGGACGTCTTCTACTACGAACTTCCCGAACAGCCCGAACCCGAAACCCAACCTTCAACCCTATAAGGACGAGCATCATGACCAAGACCGAACTCATCAAGAAGTGGCAGGAAAGCGAATCCGTTCATTATGACACTGCGTATTCCGTATCTCAGCTTGAGAGGCTTCTTTCCTCCCTGTGCGGCGTCATGGCTTCGGAGCTCTTCGAGGGCGGCGAGGTTTCCCTCCCCCGCTTCGGCAAGCTCACGGCGGTCCACTCCAAGGCCCGCGACGGCCGCAACCCGAAGACCGGGGAAAAGCTTCATATTCCCGCTCGGCTGCGGGTGGTGTTCAAGCCGTCAAAGGCGTTTAAGGAACTGTTGAACTAACAAGCGAAACCGCCCCACGGGGCGGTCACCGGATGATTTCCGGTCTGATGAGCATAAGCAAAAAGGAGAGGATATGGATCAAGACAGGATTATAGAGCGGATACGCAAGCTGCTGCGCCTGTCTCAGTCGGCGAATCCGCACGAGGCTGCTCTTGCGGCAGAAAGGGTCCAGCAGATGTTGTCCGAGTACAACCTCACGATGGACTCCATCGGATGCGACGCGGAAACGACAAGCACCCGGCAGGTAAACCGCAAGACGCGAAAAGTTCTGGAAAAGTGGGCGTATGCCCTTGCCTCAAGGACGGCACGGGTTTTTGACTGCAAGTACTATCACGATCCGAACACCGGCGGGACTTCTTTTGTCGGCGTTGGTGTCGATCCAGAAGTGTGCGGCTGGATGTACGGCTACCTGTACAAGACGCTGCTGCGCTTGGCTTCAGAACACATGCGCGGCCCCGCCCGTAGGCTCCGTTCCGCAAAATCGAAGCGCGAGGCTCGGAACTCTTTTCTTTTCGGCGCGGTAGACGTGATCAGCAGTCGAATGATTGCCCAGAAGAAAGTGGCTCCGGTTACATCCGACGCTCTGGTTCCGGTCAAAGACGCCCTTATTCGGGCAGCAATGCCTGACAATTTGAAAATAGGCACTCCTATCAAGCCGTGTGAAAGCCGCCCACAAGACTGGCTGGCCGGGATGTCGTCCGCAGAGCGTATTCCTTTATCCACGCCGGTCACGGGTGAAGCCTATGGAGCCATCGCATGAAGATAAAAATCAATGGGGTTGAGATTTCCGAAGCAATGCTTGACGTCGCTGCACGGGCATCTGGCTTTTCCGATGGTCTTCGAGTGGCGATTGGGGTCATCAAGGAAGAAGCTCCGCATATCCGCTTCCACTCCGCTCGAACGCTTTTGGAGAATATCGCCCGCAAGATAGAGCAAGAGTTGCCGGGGGTCGTGAGTGTGTACACTGATAACCTCGCCAAAGAGCGCGGCTGGAGAAAGCTCGATGAAGACGACACCCAAGCGTGACTGCACAAACTGCGGCTGGGGTGTGGAGTGGAAGCTTGACCTTGGCCCTCATGGTGAGGAGAGGCTCAGGGGCCGATGCCGCTTTCAGCCGATACCCAAATTTTATGGAGGGCTGCGGACGACCATCAGCGCGCAGGCCAAGCCCGCAACGGATTGCCCGGCATGGAAAGAGGCGTTCGGCCCCGTTCCGCCGTGGGGCGTATGGACGGCTCAGTGGCTTCTGGAGCTTCTGACCGAGAAGGGGTGGGAGGCATGGGACAATCTGCCTCCAGAGCTTCAGAAAGAGTTCGAAGCACAAGGCCTGACAAGACCATAGCGCGAAACCGCCCCACGGGGCGGTCGCCGGATGATTTCCGGCCTGACGAGCACAAGCAATATCAAAGGGTATATATGAAACTGGGCAGTTATACGACCTGTACGGATTGCGCGGCACTGGTGCGCCGGTATCGGCGCGGCCAGTCTCCGGCGCTGTACTGTCGTCTCGGCTATCCGATCCGCGATGCCGCTCCGGCTGGCATGTGCCCGCATCCGGAGACGTCGCGGGAGGTCGAGCTTGTCCGCAAGCTCTACAGGAGGCTCCCATGCCGCGATATGTAGCAACGGTTTCCGGCGCGGGCGTCCACGCCATCAAAGACATGGAACAGGGTGATACGGTTTGTCTTTTCATGCTTAAAAGGGGCGGAAGCTTCGAGCAGCTCAGAGACAACCTGAATACCTGCCTTCGTGCCCTGAACTACGTCGACGAGCAACGTAAGGAGAAAAAGCATGGACTGGCGTCGGATTCCCCACGCTGAAGGGTATGAGATGTCCGAGTCCGGTGATGTCCGCCGGGCGGACGGGCTGCTCGTTCCTTATTACCGCTTGCTGTGGGGGGGGCGTCACGCGGTCATGTCGGCGGAAACGCTCTATCGCATGACCTTTGACGGCCCGCTCCCTGAGCGTTCCTCGGGCGCTCCCCACAGCGTGGATGTCGACGAAAGGCGTCTTGAGGCCGCACAGCGCCTTGCCGAAAGACTCCGGCATGAAAACGACGAGCTCCGCGCCCGGTTCGCGGCGTTCGGCATCGATATTTGAGGTTCAGGATGAAAACTCCCGTTTTCTGCGGTTCACTCAGCGTCCGGAAAGGTTCCCGGCGCGTCCGTTTCGAGCTGGCCAAGGCCGAGGCGTACGGCGGCCCGGCGGGTTGCTACCGGGTGCGCGTGGCTCGCGTATGGCATGACCTCGACGGCAAACCTGCCTTCCTTACCCCCGCGCAGATCGTCAACATGGCCGTCATGATGACGCTCGGCGGTTTCAAGCCGGAACCGCTCCCGGACATCCCGCGCGGCACCCGCGTCAGCCACCAGACCGCCCCGGCCGACGGCGACATGCCGGAACGCCGCGAAACGGGCTGGACGATGACGGAACCGATCCGGGCGCAGGACGGCCTCGCGTACGTCGGCGTCAGTGTTTACGGACGGGGCGTCGTCATGCTTCCCGTAAACAGTCTGTCCATCATCGGGAGGACATCATGATCATCGACTTCGCCACGGGCAAGGTGAAAAAGCCCGCCCCGCCTGAAACCGCCACGCCCGTTTCTTCTCCGGAACCGAAAAAGCCCTATACGCCCGCGAAGCGCAAGCCCGCAAGCCTTCCCGTGGAGAACCGCCGCGCGGAGCTCGCCAAGATCCATGTGGCGAAAAAACAGCTTGCGATGGATGACGAGACGTACCGGGCCATGCTCATGTCGCAGTTCGGCGTAGAGTCGGCCCGCGACCTTTCAGCGCACCAGCGCAAGAGCTGCATTTTGTACATGCAGCGGCTCGGATTCGAGGGCAAGCGCGGCAAGGCGTCCCCGCAGCGCACCGGCGAGCGCCGAAAACGCCGGGACGTGCCGCTGACGCTGGAAAAGGACGACTCCGGCCTCGGGCGCGACGTCTACATGCGTAAAATCGAGGCTCAGCTTGCCGAAAAAGGACGCGCCGAGGGGACGAAAGTGCCGTGGGGATACGCCGTGACCATCCTGAAAAAACAGTCCGGGGGCGTCACGAAGTGTTTCGAGCACGCGACGGTCGAGCAGCTCCGGGGCGTCATCGCCGCATTAACCTATGACGCCAAGAAAAAGGGCCGATACTCCGGCGCGTGGGGGACGTGATGGATACCCCGTACTATGCCGAACTTCTCGACGGCGTCGCCGCGCGGGTTGCGGGCATGGCCCGTTCCGGCCTTCCCGCCGTTAATGACGAGGAGGCCCGCGAGTTCGGGCGGCGGGTCGCCGATATGCTCGCCGAGGATTGGGGCGGTTCGTCAGTCTATATCCCCAAGAACCTCGCCGCCCGGTTCCGCAAGCGCGACGCCACGTTGTACCGGGAGTTCACCGGGAACAATATCGCGGAGCTTGCTCAAAAGTACGGCCTCACACAGCAGCGGGTATATGCCATTCTAAAAGCCGAGCGCGCTCGCCGGGGGAGCGGGCAATTACGGTTCCCCGGTTTGTAGCCGTTTTCCTAAAGCCCTTTCAAAGACGCCTCCATGTGTTTCTTCTACTGTGAAGGAAACACATGGAGGTTTTCTTTATGTTCAAACGTCTTTTTTCCGCCCGCCGCTGGCTTGCCCTGTGCGGCCTCGTCACCGTCCTGATCCTCGCCTTCCTTGCCGTCATTTCCCCGCAGCAGCTCCCGGTCATCGCATACAAGGCCGGGCTCGTATCCTTTGCGGCCTGCCTCGGTGTGTGGATCGACCGGGCGGTCTTTCCGTACGCCCGACCGTCGGGCTACCTGAAAACCGACTGGCTCCGCAATCCCGACGCCGACGGTGGGGACGACGAGGTCGACTTTGAGATATGCACGGGGTATCTGCGCGCCTTCGTCGTAGCCACCATCCGGCGTGGGATCATGGTGGGCATGGTAATCCTCGGCATGTGTCTGGGGCTGTGATCATGCGTATCGATCCGCAAAAGCTCCTTTCCTCCTGCGCCGAGGCGTTTTGCGTGGGCGTCGCGTTCGCCGTGGGCGCGGCCATTGTCGTATCGGTGCTGTTTGGCCTGCTCGCCTTTTTTGCTGGCGACGCCGAGGCCGCAGAAGTCCAGATACCCCGCGCCGCGCTCAAGCATCGGGCGACGCTCATTCGAGAGGCTCGGGCCGCGTGGGGATTGAATGCCCCGGTGTCTGTCTTCGCTGCTCAGATACACACCGAGTCGTGGTGGCGAAATGACACTGTGTCGGCGGCAAACGCGCAAGGGCTGGCGCAGTTTATCCCGTCGACGGCCCGGTGGCTTCCCACCGTCGCCCCGGAAGTCGGGAAGCCTCAGCCCTTCAACCCCACGTGGTCGCTCCGGGCGTGCGTCGTCTACGATAAATACCTTTGGGATCGCATGAGCGCCATGAGCACCGGGAAAAGTCTTGCCCCCTGCGATCGTATGGCTTTTGTGCTGTCCGCTTACAACGGCGGCGCGGGCTGGGTGAACCGTGACCGGAACCTCGCCGCAAAGAAGGGGCTCGATCCGGATCGCTACTTTGGAAGCGTCGAAACCGTGAACGCGGGGCGCAAGGCAAGCGCGATCCGGGAAAACCGCCGCTATGTCGTTTACATTTTCGAGCGTCAGGCGGCGTATGTCCGGGCGGGCTGGGGGCCGGGGGTGAGTTGTGACGGCGCGTGACTGTCTGGCGTTGCTTCTTGCCGGTCTTTTGGCCGCATGGTGGGGGTACGCTGCGGGAACGCGTCATACTTCCGAAAGGTACGAAGCCGAGCTCGCCGCCATAAATGCCGCCCACGCCGAGCAGGAGCGCACCCGTGCCGAAGCCGTGGCCGCCGCCGAAAAGAACGCCCGCGAGCGTCTGGCGGCGGAAACGGCGCGGGGCGAGAAGTTCGCCCGAGAGCTTGCCGTGAAAACCGCCGAACTGGACGCCGAGCGCGCCAGCATCAACAGGAGGATCAGGGATGTATCAGAAAAGGCTCGTCGCGATTGCGCTGGTTTGTCTCTTGAGTGGGTGCGCCTGTACAACGAGGCCCTCGGCCTTGCCGGTTCCTATCATAGCGCCGGAAACGAAGGCTCCGCCCCCGGCGGCGCTGACGACGCTCCCGGTTCCGCCGGAGCCGCTGGAGCCCGGGTACAGCCGGACACACTAGCGACGCCGGAAGACGTGCTCGCTCATGTCCGGGACTTTGGCGGGTATTGCCGGAAGCTCGAAGCCGGGTATCGGGCGCTCATTACCTTATATAATGATGGAGGCTCCCGTGGCCGACATACTGACTGAGCTTGACCGCTGGTGGCCGGTGCTCGGAATACTCGCCACACTCGTCTACGGATGGGGCGTCTATCACCTGTCCCGACGTTTTGCGACCAGAGCGGAACACCACGACACGCAAAAGACCGTGGCCGAACTCGGAGATCGCGTCGAAGAGCTCGAGCGCCGGATGGAAACGGTTCCCGACGGCAAGACCATGCACGCCATACAGCTTTCTCTTGAAGAGTTGCGGGGTGACATGAAAGCGATAGGCACCCGGATGGACGGTATGAAAACGTCGGTGTCCGGCCTTGAAAATCAAATCGCCATGCTCGTACAGCATCATTTGGAGAATTCCCGATGAAAGAAAAACGTACCTTTGCACAGCTCCAGTCTGAAAACCGTCGATGCGCATTCCTGCGCTTCCTCGCCGAGGACGTCGACTACGCCATGAACACCTCGCTCCTGCAATCCGCCCTCGACGCCGTAGGCCACGGCGTTTCCCGCGACTGCGTGAATGCCGACGCCGCATGGCTTGAAGAACAGGGGCTTGTCTCGTGCGAAGACCTTGGCGGGATCATCGTCGTGAAGATCACCCAACGCGGGCTCGACGTCGCCGAAGGCCGCGCGGTTGTGCCGGGCGTAAAGCGTCCGGGGCCGGGGTTTTAACTATGGGCCGGAAGTCTTCACTCCGCCGGTTGCCGCCGGAGATTCTGCAAGAAGTGAACCGCCTTCTTTCGGAAGGCCGGGCTACGCTTGCCGAGATTCTTGAGCATTTGCGGGGCATGGGCGTTGAAACGGTTTCCCTCTCCGCGCTCGGACGCCAGAAGCAGAAGATCGACAAGGTGGCTGCGAAACTCAGGCAGAGCCGGGAGATAGTGGACGCTCTTGTCGAAAAGGCTGGACCGAGCGCCGCCGAGGGGAAACAGGGGCGGCTTCTCGTCCAAATGCTCCGCAAGCTCGTTTATGATCACCTTGAAGCGCAGCTTTTGGAAGGGGAAGACGGGGAAGGGCTCGATAATCAGGGTGTCTTTTTCCTCGCAAAGTCCTTGAAGGAAATGTCGCAGGCCGCCCGGCTCGAACAGGACTTCGAAGCGAAGGTCCGGGAGCGCGTCCAGAAAGAGACGGTGAAGGCCGTGGAAGACAGCGCCCGCGAGGCCGGGCTTTCCGCCGAGACGGTGGAAGCGATCAAGGGCCGCATTTTGGGGATAAAAGATGCCTAAGCCGCCTGTGACCGCCGAAGAATGGGAACGCCACCGGGAAGCGTCCCGACAGGCTCTTCCCGACACGCTCAAGGGAAAAACGCTTCCGGACGTCCTCTTGCCGTACCAGCAGCGGGCCGTGGCCTCGATCATGGAGCTTCCGGTGGTGGTCATCGAAAAGGGCCGCCGTATCGGCCTGACGTGGGGCATCGCGGCTGTGGCCGTGCTCCTTTCCGCCTCGTCGCGTTCCGCCGGAGGGATGGATTCCCTCTATCTCGGGTACAGCCTCGACATGGCCCGCGAGTTCATCGACACGGCGGCGATGTGGGCGAAGGCGTTCGCCCCTGCGGCGTGCGAGGTTGAGGAATGCCTTTTCAAGGATACGAAGCCCGACGGTTCCTCGGACGACATCCTCGCCTACCGCATCGTTTTCGCTTCCGGTTATGAAATCATGGCGCTCACCTCCCGCCCCCGTTCGCTTCGTGGGCGTCAGGGCATGGTCATCCTCGACGAAGCGGCTTTCCATGATCAGCTTGGCGAGGTCATGAAGGCGGCGCTGGCGCTCCTCATGTGGGGCGGCAAGGTCGTGATCGTCTCGACGCATGACGGGGACACCAACCCGTTTAACCTGCTGTGTGAAGAAGTACGGAAGGGAAACAAACCGTATGAGCTTGTCAAAATCACATTTGACGATGCGCTCGCTGACGGGCTGTACCGCCGAATCTGCCTCACGCAGGGGAAGGAGTGGAGCCCAGAAGCGGAAAGCGCATGGCGGGAAGATATTGTCGCCTTTTATGGGGAAGACGCGGACGAGGAACTTTTCGTCATTCCCCGGCACGGCTCCGGGGCGTACATCCCGGCGGCACTCATCGAACGCGCCCAGCGCGTCGACGTGCCGGTCTTGCGCTTCGAGCGGCCGGACGCATGGGCGGAGCTTGCGGATCACCTTCAGGAAGCCGAGGCCCGCGACTGGTGCGAGGCGGAACTTTCCCCCGTGCTCGCCGGGATTCCGGCGGGGTTCGACACCTACGCCGGGGAGGACTTCGCGCGCAAGGGCGACCTCACATCCCTTTGGATAGCGCAACGGCGGCAGGACATGAGCTTCCCGTGCGTGCTGCTCCTTGAGCTTCGCAATGTTCCTTATGAAATTCAGAAGCTCATCGTGTTTTACGTCCTCTCCCGGCTGGCGAGGCTCAGGGGCGGCATGTTCGACGCCACCGGGAACGGCGGCTACCTCGCCGAGGCCGCCGCGAAGCGCTTCCGGGGAATCGTCGCGCAAATGCTCAATCCCACCTTTTACGCGGGGATTACGCCGAAATTCAAGGCGGCGTTCGAGCGGGACGAAGTCGTCATGCCCCGAGACGTCGACGTATATAATGATCACCGTTCCATCCGTCTGGTAAAGGGCGTTCCCCAGATCGTCCGGGAAGAACAGCGAGCGGGCAAAGGTGAAGACAGCAAAGGGCGGAAGAAACGGCGTCACGGCGACTCGGCGATCGCGCATCTCCTTTGTTATGCGGCATCGCAGGAGAAAAAGGCCGAAATCGAATTTTTGACGGAAAGCGGGGAGTCAGGCTGGCGAAGTACGTCCGGCGGCCTTTTCGCCGCCCGCCCCGGAGGAGCTGAGGAATGGTGAAAGAGAAGAAAACGCCGAAAATCCGGCCCGAGTACCGCGTCGTCAGTTCCGGAGCGCTTGATCTGGCGAATTTTGCCGGGGAAATCGTTTCAAACCCGGACACGGTGCTCGTGTCTCTCGGCGGGGAGCTCAAGAATTACGCGAAACTCCTGCGCGACGATCAGGTCCACAGCTTGCTTGAACAGCGTCAGGACGCGCTTATCGCTGCCGAGTGGGAGGTTGTGCCGGGCGGTGAGGACAGCCGAGACCGGGAAGCCGCCGACTTTTTGCGTGGGCAGCTCATGGCGCTGAATTGGGATGCGATCACACGCCGGATGCACAAGGGCGTCCTCTACGGCTACTCCGTCGCCGAATGCATCTGGGGCATGGACGGGAACAAAATCACCCTCGACGCCGTAAAGGTAAGAAAACCGTGGCGGTTCGGGTTCGGCAAGGACGGCGAGCTGAAACTTCGCGTCAACGCGCAAACCTTCCTTATGCCCGAGAGGAAGTTCTGGATCGCGGTGTGGGGGGCGGATGACGACGATTCCCCCTACGGACAGGGACTCGGCCATGCACTCTGGTGGCCGGTGTACCTGAAACGCAACGGCGCGAAGTTCTGGGCGGCGTACCTCGACAAGTTCGGCTCGCCGTCCGTCAAGTCGAAATACCCGGCGGGAGCCACCGAGAAGGAAAAGGCGACGGCGCTTGAGGCGGCCAAAGCCTTTCGGAATGAATCCGCCGTTGCCGTGCCGGAAGGGTTCGACGTCGAGCTTATCGAGGCCGCGAAGAATTCCGGCGGGAGTTATGAAGAGTTTTTAAAATACTGGGATGGAGCCATTGCGAAGATCATCCTTTCCCAGACCGGGACGACGCAACAGGGGCAATACTCCGGCACTGCGGAAGTGTTGAACGACGTCAAGTCCGAACTCGTGAAGGCCGATGCCGACCTTTTGTGCGAGAGCTTCAACGACACCGTCGCCACATGGCTTACCGAATGGAACTTCCCGGGCGCGAAGACGCCGCAGGTCTGGCGGAAGGTGCCGAACACCCGGCGGGAAGAAGCGCAGCGCGCCGCCGACAAGGGGGCGTACGAGATCGGCCTCGAACTTACGGACGACGCGATCAACCGCCGTTACGGCGAGGATTGGAAACGCCGTGCGGCTGCGCCTGTCTCCGTACCGTCGGATTCTCCCGCCTTCGCCGAGCCGGGACGGGACGAGCCCGACGAAATCGCCGAACAGCTCGAGTCCGTGACGAACGCAGCAGGCACGGGCATGATCAACATGATCCGCGCCGAACTGGACGCGGCGATCAGAGCCGGGGAGGACTTCGCGGCGTTCTCGGATCGGATTTCCCGATTATATCCCGTCATGGATACGGCGGAACTTGCCGAAGCTCTCGAGGGTGCCGTATTGGCGGCCAATCTTTCCGGCAGGGCTTCCAATGGCTGATCCGAAAAAACGCCCCGAGGTCGAATTCAAGGGGACGCCCTTCAAGGAGGCGATTGATTTCTTTCAGGGCAAAGTCCGCGTCCCCACCCGCGCCTATACCGATCTCATGGGGGCCGCGCACAGCAAGGGCTTTATGGTCACCGGGGCGACGAAAGACGAGCTTCTCGCGGATTTTCAGGAAACCATTGGACGCTGCATCCGGGACGGCCTGACGCTTGAGGATTTCCGCAAGGATTTTGACAGAATCGTTGCCGCCCACGGGTGGAGCTACAAAGGTTCCCGGGGCTGGCGGACCCGTACCATCTTTGAGACGAACATCCGCACCTCGTACATGGCCGGCAAATGGCAGCAGGCGCAGGAAACCAAACGGATGCGCCCCTACGGGCGCTACATCCATACGACCGTCCGGCATCCGCGCCTTGATCACGAGTCATGGCACAACAAAATAGTGCCTCTCGACGATCCGTGGTGGACGTACCGCTGGCCGCCGAACGGCTGGGGATGCAAATGCGGCGTGGAAACCGTCTCGGAGCAGGAATTGCAGCGCGAAGGCTGGGAGGTCTGGAACCCGCCGCCGGATACAACAAAGATGGTTCCGGTGAAGACGCCGGACGGCATCATTGAGGTCGAAACCGTGGACGGCGTCGATCCGTCCTTTGCCTATAACCCCGGCAAGGCGGCATCCGGGATGTGCCTTTCCCCGGTAAAGATTCAGGAGGCGCAGTCCGACGGCACGTGGAAGGGCTGGCGGCCCATTCCGTGGGGCGAAAGGTCGCGGGAAAGCTGGGAGTCGCTGGGGCGCCCGGAAAAGCTCCCCTTGGACAAGCCCACGGCGAAGCTCGCAGAAAAGGTTTCCACCCCGGAAGCGCTCAGGCCCATACTTGAAAAGACGATCGGCGCGGACTCGGCCTTTTTGCAGACGGCGGACGGGGCCGTCGTCTGGCTCTCCGTCGACACGCTCATGCATATACAGCCGGGCCGGAGCCCGTTCGTGCCGCTCATTCCCGAACTTCTGAGCGATCCTTTCGAGGTGTGGATGGATTTCGAGGAGCACGAGGCGACGGGACGGGTGGAGCTGAAAAAGAGGTATGTAAAGCTGATCTGGACGGGAAAAAGGGAGCAGGGGCTCTATATTGTGGTGCAAGTTGTCAATGGACGGCTTACGGGATGGACGTTCGTTCCCGCATCATCAAAAAGCGTCTTGAACAACCAAAGACGGGGAAAGCTCATTTGGAGCCGAGAATAAAAAAGCGGCACGGCGTCATGCCGAACCGCAGAAATATGGGGCGGGAGGAATCCAAGATATGGCCAAGCCTCCCCGCCGGGTATGGGTTAGCGGGGCCATATCCCGACCCATGCCGTCGCTGAGATAATATACCATTTTTTATTTTCAAAACTCAAGAAGAATTTATGCCGTTTTCATGAGAAAGAGCTTAACATATCTTCAATATCATCAGCGGATTGTTTTTCATTAAGATGATGTATTTCCACTTGTTGAAAAAGAGTATCTATGAGCGCTTTACCTGATCTTACGCCCCTTATTCTTACTCCATCAATAAAAACATTCAACTGGCATGGGTCCTCTTGATCATGTACTATGGAAATAGTCTTTCCTGCAAACGGAACATCACAAATATCTTCGTTTGATTCCAATAAGTTATCTACTGACACCACCCAAGTAGGTCTTAAAAAATACGCATAGCTATCCATGAGATATACTCCTCATTAAAAGTAACTGGATGGGATACAAAAAAATCCGCCTGAAGAGGCTGCTACTCATTTCCTATACTCTATTTTGTTCAAAAACAAGAGAGGTTGACGCCCCAGTTTTTCCGGGCTAGGGAAATACTAGGAGGAAAACTATGCGAAAACTGGTAATTGCTGTTTTGCTGGTGCTGTTGCTTCCCGTATGCTCCTTTGCGGGAACGAAGCTCTTCAAAGATTATGAGTACGGGATGTCAAAGGAGGAAGTTCGCAACAAGTCAAAGGCTGTCCCCTGTCAAGATTCAAGGGTGCGCGGCAATCTGTGCATTGCCCAGCCTGTGCCGTTTGCGGGGAAAGAATGGGAAATGGCTTTTATGCTGGATAAGGATCGCCTTGTCTCTGTTGTTCTCGTTAAACCCTTTGATGAGATTACCTATAACAACGTGATGAAGACAACGCTTGTTAAGAATGGATTTACTCCATTGTATGCACGGGCAGATTCCTATGAAGTGGACATTATAGCGGTTGCCAAAAAACAGGGAAAGGAAGCGTTGAAAATGGCCTTAGCCAAGGCGTATCCCGGCAAGGCCCAAACGATCCTTTACAGTTTTTTTGACGGGGAACATATCAAGTCCTCTGTATCGGCATACCAACCTGACACTCTCAAGGATTTTCTGGAACATGCAGAGATCGGAACTCGAAGTGTTGATGTGGTTGTGAATAACGGTATGCTCATGCTAAAATTTTTGGCTCCGTTGGACGCCTTGGCCGACATGAAAAAAGATTCCAGTTCCGCCGAAGAAGCTTTTTAAGGGGCTGAGATTCCGTTACCCAGAACGACATGTGTTTATAAACGCCTGTAAACGGGGTACGCGGTCTTTTCTTTTCAAAACCCGGCAACGGCTCATGTCGGGGCGAAACCGCCCTTAAAAACGGTTTATGCGGGATGTTCGCTTCCCGCCGGGAAACACGTTTTCCTAAAGCCCTTTCAAAGACTCCTTTCCGCCCGTCCGCTACAACGGGATGAAAGGAGTCTTTCTTATGCCCAACCTCATCGAAATCTTCCGGGGCGGGACGCATACCGACATGCACGGGACGACGCTCGCGTTCGGCGAATCCGAGATCGCCGGTATCGCGGCGGCCTATGATCCCGCGCTTTCGGAAGCGCCAATAGTCATCGGCCACCCCCGCACGGACGCCCCGGCCTACGGCTGGGTCAAGTCGCTTTCCGCACGCGGGGACAGGCTCTACGCCGAGCCCGATCAGGTGGACGCCGCCTTTGCGGAGCTCGTCGAATCGGGCCGCTACAAAAAGGTTTCGGCCTGCTTTTACCGTCCCGCAGCCCCCGCGAACCCCAAACCCGGCGCGTACTACCTGCGGCACGTCGGCTTTCTCGGCGCGCAGCCGCCCGCCGTCAAGGGGCTTGCCCCGGTGGAGTTCGCCGAAAGCCCCGAGGACGACCTGCTTCTCGTGGAGTTCGCCGACCATGAATCCGTGAGCCTGCTTTCCCGCGTACTGTCCCTGTTTCGCGGCGTGCGTGACTACATCGTCGAGCGCGACGGAACGGAAAAGGCCGACGCCGTCATTCCGAACGGCGTTCTCGAAAGCATGAAGGAGCAAGCCACCGTGGCCTTGGTCCTCCCTCCAGTCCCCGAACCCGCCTACAGCGAGGAAAACGTCATGCCCGATGACAAGAAAACCGTCCCCCCCGTGCAGCCCGTTGCAAGCCCCGAGGATCTGGCCCGGCGCGTCTCCGAGCTTGAAGCCCGCGAAGCCGCCTTTGCCGAACGCCAGCGCAGGGCCGAAGCCGAAACCGTCGTTACCGCCGCCGTCCGGGAAGGCCGCCTTACCCCGGCGCAGTCCGAAGGGCTCGCCGCGTTCATGGCGAGCCTCTCCGAGTCCGACACCATCGCCTTTTCGGAAGGAGGAAAGGAGCTTTCCCCCGTGGCCTTCATGAAAACCTTTCTGTCCCGCCTGCCCGTGCAGGTGGAGTTTGCCGAAAAGTCCGCCGGGGCCGACGAAACCATAGACGGGCTTTCGCCGCTCGACGCCGCGAACCGCGCCGTCGCCTATCAGGAACGGATGAAGAGGGACGGCGTCGTCATCACCACCACCGAAGCCCTTTCCGCCGTGAAGGCGGGCAAGGATAATGGAGCGCAGTAATATGGCAACTCCCGGCATCTACAAAAATTTTGAGGCCGAAGGCGAGATCGGCCCCTACGTCATCGTAACCCACGGCACCACCGACTATGCCGTGAAGGCCGCCACCGGCGCGACCGTGGCGCTTGTCGGCACCACGGACGAACTCGGCAAGCTCTCGAACGGGCGCGTAGACGTCTGCACCGGCGGCATTCCCGAAGTGGCGCTCGGCGGAACCGTGGCCGCAGGCGATCCTCTGACGAGCGACGCTTCCGGCAAGGCCGTGAAGGCCACGGCCGCAGGCAATCGCATTCTCGGGTTCGCCCTCGTGTCCGGAGCTTCCGGCGACATCATCCCCTATCAGTACAGCCTCGGCACGCTCGCCGTAGCGGCCGCAGGCTAAGGAGCACTCATGGCTACCGCACCGTTTCACGTTTCCCCGGAGCTGACCGCGATCGCCATCGCGTACCGCAACCCCGTTACCGACTACATCGCCGATCTGGTCATGCCCCGGACACGTCCTGTGGGAAAACTGGAATTTTCCTACACCGTGTACGATCTTTCGGCGTTCAACCGCCCGAATACGTTCGTCGGCCGCAAGGGCCGCCCGAACGAGGTCACCATGTCCTCCACCACGCAGACGGCGGCCATTGAAGACTTTGGCCTCGATGATCTCATTCCGATGAGCGATATCGAGCAGGGCCGCGCCATCGGGCGGGACATTCAAGCCGAAAGCGTCGAGTACATCATGGGGCTCGTCAAGCTCGACCGCGAGTGCCGCGTGGCGGCCGCCGCGCAGAATGCGGCGAACTTCACGAACACCGCCACACTGTCCGGCTCGAACCAGTGGTCGCACGCCGACTCGAAGCCGCTCACGGCGCTTCTCGGATACCTCGACACGCCGATGATGCGCCCGAACACCATGATCCTTTCCGCCCCGGTCTGGTCGAAGCTGAGAACCCACCCGCAGATCGTGAAGGCGATTTATCCGATTTCCGCCGAAGGGGCCGTCACCAGACAGCAGCTTGCGGATCTCCTCGAACTGAAAAACATCCATATCGGCGCGAGCTACGTCAACAGCGCCAAAAAAGGACAGGACGCCTCGCTCACCCGGGTCTGGGGCAATCACTGCACGCTTTTGTACCTTGATCCCACGGCGGAAACCTCGAAGGGCGTCACATGGGGAATGACCGTTCCCTACGGCACGGCCGTTGCCGGGACGATCGACGAACAGGGCGTCGGGCTTCGCGGGGGCGTCCGTGTTCGGGCCGGAGAATCCTTGAAAGAGCTTGTCGTCTCCAAGGGGGCGGGAATGCTCCTCAAGAACTGCATAGCTTAAGGCCGTTCGGCTATAAGGAAAAACCATGTACGCGACGCCGCAGGACATATTGGACAGGTACGGGGATACGGGGCTTTTTCTCGCCGGACGGACCGAGGAAGGGCTTCCCGACACCTCCCCGCTCATGACGGCTCTTGAGGAAGCCTCCAGCGAGATCGACGCCGCGCTCAGGGGGCGTTACCGGCTTCCCGTGGAATCCGTGCCGCCGGTCCTGCGGCGCATCGCCGTGGATCTCGCCGTCGACGCCATACCGAGGAACGCGCCGGAAACGGCGGACCTCTTCGAGCGGCGGGCGAAGGCCGCGCGGGAACTTTTGAAGGCCATAGCCAAGGGCGACGTGTCGCTCGGCATTCCCGAACTTGCCGGAAGCGCTTCCGGCGGTATGGCGTATTACGCGCCGCCGTCCGACTTTCAAACCGAGCTGGAGAAGATGTGATGGGCGGCCCTTCACTTACGCTTACGGGGGACGCCTCCCCCTTGCGGGAAATGACAAAAAAGGTTCGCCGCGCGCTCGGCAAGGCGGACACGCAAGAACTCCTCGCAACCATCGGTTCCGAGATCGTCGCCACGACGAACCGCCGTTTCGAGGCGGGAAAAGACCCAAACGGCGGAAAGTGGCCGGTATCGCTGGGGGCACGGGAAGAAAACCGCAAGACGCTCATCAAGACGGGACGGCTCCGGGATTCCTACACACGCGAGGTCGGGCATGACTCCGTCGAGGTAGGCAGCAACGCAAAATACGCGGCCATCCATCACTTCGGCGGCGTCATCCGGGCGAAGAACGCCAAGGCGCTGCGGTTCAGGATCGGGGAATCGTTCGTCATGAAAAAGGCCGTCACCATGCCCGCGCGTCCCGCACTCGGGCTAAACGGCGAGGACGAGGATCACATCATGGAGACGACGGAAGACTGGATCGCCGGTTTCGTCAGGGAGATTAAATAATGGTTTTCAACGAACTGCGCGAGGCGATCGTCACCCGGCTGAAAGAGGCGATGCCGAAAGAAGTCGATGTCGCGGGGCACCCCGGCGTCATTGATACCGCCGAGCTCGGTCGGCTGTGCATGGCGGCCCCCGCGCTCAGGGTTTCCGTCCTGAAGGTGCTCGGCGTCGACCGGGCGCGCGGCAACGACGCCGCAGAGCTCCAGATCGGCGTGTATATCGTGGCCGGGGCGGGAAAGGGCGGCGTCGGCGCGGACGAGGTGGCGCTGTCGATCCTTCCCCGCGTGCTCGCCGTGGTCAACGGCGAGAACTGGAACCTGCAATGCGTGGAAAACCGGCCCGAAAACATCAGCGCCGACAACCTGTTCGACGGTTCGCTCCCCGGGCTTTCCGGCGGCCGCCTCGTCTCGCTCTGGGGCGTCGCATGGCGGCAGCGCGTCATCATGCCGCCGCTCATCGATTTTACGGCTCCGGATCGGTATCCGACCGATCCCGACGCCGGAAAGGTTCCCGCGCCGTGGAACGATCCGCTCGCGGAGTTCCTGCGGCTCGGGCTCAAGCTCAAAACCGTGCCGGACGAAACCGGCGCACCGCATATCTACTCCGACGACATCATCGCCGTGAGAGGAGAAAACCATGAATAGGCTCAACGTCAAACCGGTTTCCGGGCGTCTCGTGCGCCACCCCGAGACGGGGGAACCCCTCCCGGCGGGAGGGCTTGCCGTCCCCCGCTCGCCGTACTGGCTCCGTCGCCTGAAGGACGGCGACGTCACCCTTGCGACGCCCGACACGGGCAAGGCGGTGAAACATGGCGATTAGCTTAGACAACATTCCCACGACGATCCGCGTGCCGCTCGCGTACGTCGAGTTCAACAACGAAAACGCGGTATCGGGCACGGCGGCGAATCCGTACAGGCTCCTCGTGCTCGGGCAGAAGACAAGCGCCGGGACGCACCCGAAACTTTCGCCCGTCCTCGTCACCTCAGCCGATCAGGCAGCAAAGCTTTTCGGCGTCGGCTCCATGCTGCACGCCATGCTTGCGGCCGTCAAAAAGGCCAACGGCTATGTCGAGACGTGGGCGCTCGCCGCCGAAGACAACGAATCGGGCCAGAAGGCGGCGGCAACGGTGACGCTTTCCGGCTCCACCACGAAAAGCGGCACGCTCTGGCTCTACGTCGGCGGCGTGTCCGTATCGTGCAAGGTTGTTGCGGGCGAAGAACTTTCGGCCGTGGCGACGCGCCTCGCTTCGGCCGTCAACGCCGACGCGACGCTTCCGGTCACGGCGCAGGCCGCCGAAAAGGCCGTAACGCTGACGTGCCGCTGGGCCGGGCTTACCGGAAACGATCTTGATCTGCGCCTCAACGTGTACGGCGAAGACACGCCCGCCGGGCTTGTTGCGACATGCACGGCGTTTACGGGCGGCACGGCGAATCCGGACGTCACGGACGCCATCGCGGCTTTCGGCGATGAACAGTGGCACGGCATCGTCATGCCGTGGACGGATGCCGCGAACATGACGGCGCTTGAGTCCGAGCTCGATCTCCGCTGGGGGCCGATGAAGCAGGCGGAATCCATCGCCTTCACGGCCTTTCGCGGGACGCTCGGCGAAACGTCGACGCACGGAAACGCCCGGAATTCCCACCTTGTGACCTGCATGGGGACGGGAAGATCCCCGACGCCGCCGTATATCTGGGCGGCCGTCAACGCCGTGACCGCGATCGCGTCTCTGGAAACCGATCCCGCGCGGCCCTTGCAGACGCTGGCGCTTCCCGGCGTCATTCCCCCGGCGCTTCCCGACCGTTGGACGATGGAGGAGCGCAACGTCCTTCTCCATGACGGGATCGCGACGTTCATGGTGCAGTCCGGGGACGTCGTCGCCATCGAGAGGCAGGTCACCATGTACCAGACCAACGTCTGGAACATGCCCGATCCGTCGTACCTCGATGTCAACACCCCGGCGACGCTCGGCTACATCCGCTACGCCACCCGTGCCCGCATCCTCCAGAAGTTCCCCCGTCACAAGCTGGCGTCGGACGGGACGCGCTTCGGGCCGGGGCAGGCCATCGTCACGCCGTCCGTCATCCGGGGCGAGCTTCTCGCCCTGTACCGTGAACTTGAAGAAGCCGGAATCGTGGAAAACTTCGACCAGTACAAGGCCGATCTCATCGTGGAGCGCAACAAGGACGACCGCAACCGCGTCGACGTCCTTTCCCCGCCCGATCTCGTCAACCAGTTCCGCATCTTCGCCATGAAGATCGGCTTCGTCTTGTAGGAGGCAGCCATGCAGTTTACCGGCAAATGCATCATCCGCGTCAACGGTTCCGAAATCCGGAGCACGGACGACGCGACCCTGAACCCCGGCGGCGCGAACCGCGAGGCCGTCACCGGGGGCGGCAAGGTTTACGGGTATAAGGAAGAGACGGTCGCTCCCGAGCTCGAGTGTTCGGTGGCGCACACGTCCGACACCGACCTCACGGCGCTTTCGGCGATCACCGACGCCACCGTCATCTTCGAGACGGACAGCGGGGACAAGTACGTGCTGCGCGAGGCGTTCGTCATGGAGCCCGCCAGCCTCAAAACCACCGACGGCACGGCGGGCCTCAAGTTCTCCGCCGTGTCCTGCGAAAGGATGTAGCCATGTCTCAAGTTATCGATGCCGCCGCGAAGCTCTCCGAAGCCGAGGACGCGGTCACGGCCCCCCTTGCTGATTCCCATATCGTCACTTTTGCGGACGGCGTGACCATCGGCACGGTCCTCTATACCGAAGCTGAATTGCGCGAACTCACCGCCCGGGACCTTATCGACGCGCAGGAAGCGTCCGAAAAAGTCGTCCGCTCGCGGGACGCCGTCACGCTCGTTTCCTCCCCCGCCCGCATGGGGATCGAGCTGTTGCGCCGACAGGTGAAAAGACTTCGCGGCGGGGACAGCACCCACAACGGCCCGCTTTCCGTTGAAGAGCTCGGCAGGCTTTCCATAGCGGACTTCGAGCGGCTGCGTCTGGCTGCCGACGGGCTCGATCTGCTTTCCTCGCTTCATGAGGGAGAAAGCCTTGAATCCCGGGGGCGAGACGCTGGCGGGGATGCGTAACCTCGACCTTGCGCTTTTGGGGCTGGCCCGCCTGTCGTGCCTGTCCCTTGCCGAGGCCGAGCGCCTGCCTCTCCGCCGTCTCGTCCGCCTCCTGCACACCATCAACCGCGCCCGGAAAGAAGTATGAAAGTATCGCTCATAGTAGACCTTGCGGGCAACCTGCAATCCCGCGCCCGCCAGTACGCTCAGGCCCTCACCGGCCTGTCGAACAGCGGAAGCCGCGCCTTTTCGGGCCTGCGAAACGCGGCGGCTTCCGTGGGACGCGGCCTTGACGGCATGGGGAACCGGTACACGGCCATGATTGCCGGGGCTGGCATTACCTACAAGGCGACGAAAGCCGTGATGGATTCGGCTGCACTCGACAAAATGCTCGCGCGCGTGGCGAACACCGCCGGAGCCACGGCACAGCAGAGCCGGGGGTTGCGCAGTGAGTTGTATGATATGGCGAAACAAACCGGCCAAAGCGTGGATGAACTGCTTCAAGGCTTCTATGCCCTTGTCCAGTCGGGGCAAAGCTGGGATGAGGCTCTCGCCACCATCAAAGCGATCAATCCCGCGATGGCCGTAACGGGAGCCAGCGCGGAAACGCTCGCTTCCGGAATGACCGTCGCCGCTCAGTCTTTCGGCTTCGACCTTTCCGACTTGAAAACGGCGAAGCTCATGCTTGATCAGATGTACGCCGCAGGCAATCTCGGCAACGCCGAGCTGGAAAATTTGGCGGATATTTTCGCCCGCGTCGGAAACAACGCCAAAACGGCGGGACTGAGTTTTGAGGGGACATTGGCTTTCATCGAACGCATGTCGCTCGTTGAAAAGCAGCCGGAACGGCTGGCTACGCTTACGGACTCCACGCTCCGGCTGTTCACGAACCAAAAGTATATGACCAAAGCCGCCAAGGTTACGGGCGTCAATTTTTACGATGCGAAGGGTGAACGGCGGGCCATGTTCGACGTGTTGGCCGATATTCGCGACAGGTATCAGAAGTTCAAGACGTCAGCGGAGAAAGACAAGGCTTTTTCCGCAGCCTTTGGCGATACGGATCTGGATACACAGCGCGGCCTCAGGATTTTTCTCGACGCCGACACGATTGACGAGGCCCGAACGTTTTCCGGGGAAATCAAGGAGTCCGCGGGCCTCATTGCTCAAAAGCTGCCGAGCGCCGTCGCCAATGCGGTTGATCAGACGGCCCGCCTGAAGGCCGAGCTCGGAAACGCCGCAGACGCGTTTGCCCAACCCATCAATGACGTCATTGAAGACGGCATCAAGTATATCCTCGATACCCAGCAGATAGGGGGAAAGGAGCTGCTCGTGGGCGGAAGCCTTGCCGCGCTCGGCGGTTTCGGAGCCCTGAAGCTCGGCGGGAAAACGCTCGGCAAGCTCGGTGGCGGGGTTCTCGGCAACGCCGTCAAAGGAATGGGACTCGGGCGGCTTCCCCTGCCTCTGCCCGTGTACATCGTCAATGACCGTATGTCCCTGACGGACGGCGCGCTTTCGGATCTCGTAAACGGCGGCTCCGGGCAGGCGGGGGGCAAGGGAGGCGCGGCCTCCGGAAAACCCGGCGCTCCCGTCAGGACGCCGAGGCTTCCCGGAAAAGGCGGACGGATGGCCCGTATCGCCGACTTCGGCAAGCAGGCGGCGCGAAACGGCGCGTCCGCCGGAAAATTTGCGGCCAAGGCCGGAGCTCCCGTCGCCGTCATCGGCGGCGTCATCGAAGCGGGCAGCGTCATTATGGACCCGAACGCCACGACGGATGACAAGGTTCGCGGCGTTTCCGAGGCGGCCGGTGCCGCCGTGGGCGGCTGGGGCGGAGCCGCCGGGGGGGCCGCGATCGGAGCCGCCATCGGTTCGATCATTCCCGGCCTCGGCACGGCCATAGGCGGAGCGCTCGGCGGGCTCATCGGCGGGTGGCTCGGGACGGAAGCCGGGGAAGGGCTCGGAAAGATGATCGGAGACAAGCTCACGGACAGGGATCAGGCAAAGGCGATCGGCGCGGAAATATCGGCAAAGAGTGCCGAGCTTGCCGAAAATCTGGCGGCCGAGTCCACAATCAAAATCAAGGTTGAAGGCGGACAGGCCAGCATTGAAAGCACGTCCGGCCCCGGGGACATTGACGTTTACTATGATGCCCTGAACATGCAGGGCATCATGACGATGGACTGATCTATGACAAAGACATGGGAAAACCTGCGCCCCGCGTCGTTTCGCGGCGTGGCCTTCGAGGTCGAGAGCCATTCGGAGAGCGGAGGCCGCCGCGTCGAGCTGCACGAGTACCCCTTGCGGGATACGCCGTACGCCGAAGACCTCGGCAAAAAGGCTGGCAAATGGCAGATCGAGGCGTTCCTCGTCAACGGGAAGAGCGGCTACGCCGAACGGCGCGACAAGCTCCGGGAAGCGCTGAACGCTTCCGGCCCGGGAACACTCATCCATCCGTATCTTGGCGAGCTGTCCGTCTCCGTCGACGGGTATTCGCTCAAGGAAACGACGCGCGAGGGCGGATACTGTACGTTTTCCATTTCATTCGTCGAAGCCGGACAGCCGGTCGAACCCGACGTCGAGAAAGACACGGCGGCGAATGTCCTCGACAAGGCGGAAGCCGCGAAGGAAGCGGCCACGGCGGGCTTTCTCGACGAGTACATGCCGCTGCTCGAAGACCTCGAAGGGCTCGCGGGGAAAGTCCCGGCCCTGCTTTCCGAGGCGACGGCCTTTCTCGGCACGCCGCTTTCCATCCTTTCCCGGGCGCAGTCCGCCGCGTCAAGCGTCCTTGCGCTTCCGGATCGCCTCGCCAGCCGGATCCTCGGGTATCTGGGAACCATCCGCCAGCTTGGCGGCATTGCGACGTCCGGTTTGAAGATGAACGCCCTTACGGCGCTTCTCGGCAAAAAGAGCGCGGGAACGGCAAGCTCGTGGCTCGTCACGTCAAACGGCGTCATCGCCGGAATCGTTGGCGAAACGTCATGGCCGCAGGCCGGGGGCGGCTCCATTGGCGGCGGGACGTCGTCCGGAGGAGCTTCGGGGGGGACCGGTGGCGGTACGCCCTCTCCGGAGACGCCGGGCGTCGTCGCGTCGACCGTGGCGAACCGGGCCGAGACGCCGCTTATCGACCTTATCGCCGCCGGGGCCGTCATCGAAGCGGCCATTGAAAGCGCCGATGCCGACTACGGCACGGCGGACGACGCGCTGGCGTCTCGGGACGCCGTTATCGACGCCATTGATGAAGTCCAGCGCGCGAACTGTTCCGACGCCGTGTTTACGGCGCTTTCCGAGCTCGCTGTCGCCGTCAACGAGGATTTGACCACGCGGGGGGCCGAGCTTCCGAAGCTTGGAAGCGCGACCCTTTTCATGTCCATGCCCGCGCTCGCGGCGTCCTACCGGCTCTACGGAGATGTCGGGCAGGCCGACGCCATCGTTGCCAGAAACCGCATCCGGCATCCCGGACGGGTTCCGGGCGGCGTCCCTCTGGAGGTGATCCGTGGCTGACAAAATGAAAAAGCCCGACGTGCGCCTTGAAATCAACGGCATGAAGTATGGCGGCTGGACCAAGATCAGCATCCGCCGGGGGATCGGGCAGGTCGCCGGTACATTCGAGCTTTCGATCACCGAGCGCTGGCCGGGGCAGCCGATCCCTGCGAAAATCGAGCTCGGGGCCTCATGCGTCGTTACCGTTGACGGCGCTCCCGTCATCACAGGATACGTCGACGACGTGGCTCCGTCGTATAACGCGGCCTCGCACACGGTATCCGTCACCGGGCGCGACAAGACCTGCGATCTGGTGGATTGCTGCCCGCCCTCGACGCAGCTCAAAGCCGCGACGCTCGCGGCCGTGGCCCGGTCGCTTGCGGCCCCGTTCGGCATCGAGGTGGTCGACGAAACGGGCGTCGGCGTCGTCCCCGGCTTCAAGACGAACCCCGGCGATACCGTTTTCGAGACGCTGGAGCAGCTTGCCCGGGCAAAGGGCGTCCTGCTCACGACCGACGGACGCGGGCGGCTCGTCATCTGCCGGGCAAGCAAAAAGAAAGCCGCCACCGTCCTCGAACTCGGCAAGAACGTCTTTGAAGGCAAGGGCAAGTTTTCCATGCGCGACCGCTTCTCGAGCGTCACCGTCATCGGCCAGACGGCGGCGACGGAGACGTGGAACGGCAAGAGCGCCTCACAGCAGAAAACCGTGGTGACGGACGCCGCCGTCCCGCGCCATCGGCCTCTCGTGCTCGTCGCCGATCAGGAACATCAGGGCGCGAACAAGCGGGCGCAATGGGAAGTCAACGTCCGGTACGGCAAAGGGAATCAGGCGACCTATACCGTGTACGGCTGGAAGGACGGCGACGCGCTGTGGACGCCGAACGTGCTCGTCCGCATCGTCGATCCCTTCATGGGGCTTGAGGCGACGTGGCTCGTCGGCTCCGTCGGGTGGACGCTTGACGAGCGGGGATACCGCTCGGAGATTACCCTGAATCCGCCTGAGGCGTTCGACGTCGAACCCGTCAGCCCGAAAAAGGGCAAAAAGGACAAGGAAACGTTCCGCTGGCCCGGAGCCGATACAAAGGAGTCATGATGAATTACGAAAGGCTTCTCGCCCCGCTTCGCCGACGCATGGCGACGCTCATCGGGCGCTGCATCCTCTCCGCAGTCCGATCCGGGGAAGGTTTTCAGACGCTCGACGTCGTGATCATGGCCGACGAAAACATGGGCGGCGTCGAGCACGCCGAGCCCTACGGGTTCACCAGCAATCCGCACCCGGGGGCCGAGGGCGTCGTGCTGAACATCGCCGGGCAGCGCGCCTCATGCGTCGCGCTCAACCTCGGCAACCGCCGGTACCGCCTGCGCGGCCTGAAGACCGGGGAAGTCGCGCTCTACACCGATGAAGGGGACAAAATTGTCTTTGAGCGTGGGCGAAAAATCCATGTGACGACGGAGACATTTCTTGTGGACTGCAAGACCTTTCAAGGGAGTACGGAAACCATCCGGTTGACGGCCAGCGCCGGAACGTCCATCAAGACCCCCTCGTTCTCTCTCGGCGGAACCGGGGACGGAGCCTGTGCGTCCACGTTCACGGGATCGCTCAAGACGACGGGCGACGTCGTCGCCGGGACGGTTTCCTTGCAGTCGCATGTCCATACCGGCGTACAGTCCGGAAACGGCACGACCGGGCAGCCGCAGGGATAACGCACATGAGCGATCTCAAGCTGACATGGAACGAATGGGGCGCGGACGCGACCGTCGAAGGCCATGATCTTGCCTTGGAGGACGGGCTGGCCACGGCGGTCATCCTCAGCCTTTTTCTCGACGCCCGCGCCCGCGCCGACGACGCGCTTCCCGACGGCGGCACCGATCGCCGGGGCTTTTGGGCCGACACCGTGGCCCCCGCAGTCGAGCGGGACCGGACGGGGTCAAGGCTCTGGCTCCTTTCGCGGGAAAAGACGCTTCCCGAAGTCCTGCGCCGTGCGCACGACTACGCCGCCGAAGCGCTCCGGTGGCTTGTCGAAGACGGCGTCGCAAGCCGCGTCGACGTCTCGGCGGCCATGCCGCGCCTCGGCCTGCTTTCCCTTGCCGTGAACATTACGCTCGTAAACGGCGAATCCTCGACATACGCCTTTTCCTACCCGTTGGAGTAAACATGCCTTTCAACCGCCCCCCTCTTGATCTGCTCATAGCCCGATCCGCCGCTTCCATGCAGTCGCGCCTCCCGGGAACGGACGCCGTGCTCCGGCGCAGCCTCACGGGCATCGTCGCACGCATGAGCGCCGGAACCGAGCACGGCCTTTACGGGTATCTCGACTGGCTCGCACGCCAGCTCATGCCCGACACGGCGGAAGAGGAGCACCTCGAACGCTGGGCGTCCATCTGGGGCGTTTCACGCAAGGCCGCCGGGCACGCTTCGGGAGACGTTTCGATCACGGGCACGCCCGGGGCCGTCCTGCCCGAGGGGACGATCTGCCTGCGTTCGGACGCCGTCCGGTATGCCGTCGTCTCCGACGCCACCGTCGGAGAAGACGGGACGGGAACCGCTTTCCTTTCCGCAGTCGACGCGGGAACGGCAGGCAACGCCCCGGTCGGAACCATTCTCGCCTTCGCGTCCCCCGTTTCCAGGCTCGATTCGCAGATTCAGGCTACGGACGGGCTTACCGGCGGCACGGACGAAGAGACGGACGAAAGCCTGAAAAGCCGACTCCTCGCAACCATTCAGAGGACGCCGATGGGCGGGACGCAAGCCGACTACGAACAGTGGGCGCTTGAGGTTCCCGGCGTGACGCGGGCGTTCGTGACGCAGGAAATGGGGCGCGGCACCGTGACCGTACGCTTCATGATGGACGGCACCTATCCCGACGGCGTCCCCAAAGACGGGGACAGGCAAGCCGTAGCCGCGCACATCGAAACCGTACGCCCCGTGACGGCCGACGTGTATGTCGTCCTTCCCGTGGCCGATCCGCTCAATCTGCGGCTGCGGATTACGCCGGACACGGCCGCGATCCGTCTCGCCGCCGAGACGAACCTCTGGGCGGCGGTTCGGCGCGACGCCGTTCCGGGCGGGACCATCTTCCTCTCACGCCTGCATGAGGCGCTTTCCCTCACGGAAAAGGAAGAGGATCACGTCATCATTTCCCCCACGGCGAACGTCACGCCCGAAACCGGGCACATCGTCGTTCCCGGAAGCATCGAGTGGGTGACTGAATGAGCGCCGATTATCTTTCCCAGCTTCTCGCCTTGCAGCCGCCGGGCGCAGCCCTTCCCCGCGAGCCCGAAAGCGTTTGGGTGCGGCTTCTCGCCGCCCTTGCCGATGGTTTCGAGCGCGTCGACGCGCGTTCCAACGACCTTGTCCGGGAGTCCGATCCCCGATCGTGCATTGAGCTCATTGCCGACTGGGAGCGCGTCTGCGGGCTTCCCGGGGAATGCGCGGCCGACGATTCCGTTGCGTCGTTGCAGGGCAGACGGGCCGCCGTCGTCAACGTGCTTACCCGCGTCGGCGGCCAGACCCCGGCGTTTTTCAAACGCCTTGCCGCGATCGCGGGCGTTGAAATCGAAATTACGGAATACAGGCCGTTTGTCGCCGGGCTTTCACGGTGCGGGGAACCCCTGTCAGGGCCGGAAGACGTGCGGTTTTGCTGGACGGTGACGGTCAGCGGTCAGCGTGTTACGTCCTTTCGGTGCGGTTCTTCATCCTGCGGGGAACGGCTTTCGGCGTTCGATCCGGCCCGGGAGGTCGAGTGCCTCCTCCGCGCGGCGAAACCGGCGCATACCGTCCTGATCGTCGGATACGAATAATCTGTTTTCCTAAAGCCCTTTCAAAGACTGATTTCATTCCGTTCCATATCATGGGGGCATCTTTTTTTAGGAAGGTGCCCCCATGAAATATGTTCCTCCCCTCGGAGCGACCGACCCGAACGCCTCCTATCAGGACGGCAACCCCGAAGCCGGTATTCTCGGCAGCATTGTTCCCGCTGCGGCCATTGAACGTCCGCAACGGGAAATCCTGAATGTACTCACGGCTGCGGGGCTTACTCCCAGCGATACGGACTTGACGCAGTTGCTTGCCGCCATTCGGAAAATCATCGGTACCCAAAACGCCGAGCTTGAACGCCTGCGCCTGCTTAAAATCGGTTGTCCGATGTATTGGCGCAGTACCACGCTCCCGGAAGGCTTCGCGTGGGTCAACGGCGATCTCGTCCTTTTTGAAGATCGTCCAGAATTTGAAGAGGTTTACCTCGCTGGCGGCTTCGAGGGAATGCTTCTCGAAGCAAACGCCACCAGCGAGCAGATCGCCGCCAACCTCGGGAAGTTCAGAAAACATCCTAACGGACTGGGATTATACCTTCCTTCGTGTGGCGAACAGTTTTTCCGAGGGTGGACGGGGGGAAGCCGTACAGCGGGTTCAGCGCAGGAGGACGCGATCCGCAACATCGCCGGTAAGCTGGGCGAAACAATCCACACGGAGCTTTTTGATGGCGCTTTTTATATTGGGAGTACAACCGGAACGCGTAGCTATCCAGAGGGAGGCTATACTGCTGGTTTCCCCTTCCTCGACGCCTCCCGTGTAGTCCCGACCGCTAATGAAAATCGTCCGGCCAACGTTGCGTTACCCGTGGCCTTGTATATTGGCCTCCCGGCCTAAGCGCGGAGGCCGAGATACAGGCAGACCGGGAGGTCAACCGAAGCTGGCATGACCGTAGGAGATGCTCCGTAGATTGGATTTGACCATGAAGCATCAAAATCCAACCTTACATCTCCTGCGCCGCTCACCGCATTAGTCGTCGTCGAGCCAGCGAGTGTCACTCGAAATGCTCCTGCGCTATTGGTGGTGGCTGGCTCACCACCAGCACCTCTTGTCCATGAAGCCTCCCCTGTTACCGCAGGCAAGCCCGCCGGGTTTGTTGCCCCGGCGGTACTGCCACCCACCCAAGCTCGGAAAGGCGGGTGTGTAGGTTAAAAGTCATGCAGAATTGCCTAGATAGACAATACAGGGTTGCCAGATATGTACTGGAGCGAACTCCACCCCAGTGTGCTCACCCCAGACGCGAGATGCTCTAAAACTGTAAGCCCCTGTTGGTGACGATGTACCTCCCGTTATTGCCATTGTGTCAAATTCGAGGGTGCTTGCACCAAAAACACCAAAACCCATCGCAAGCCAACCTTCCGCTGCTGCGGTAAATGTCTGGTCGCCGGTAAGCTCTCTACCCGTATCTGCTTGCCAGCTTCCGGCCTCTCCCGTCCCCGTCCAAGCTCGGAAAGGCGGGAGGCAGATAGAAAAGACGCACAACACCGAAGGGTTGGGGTCAGAAAATATCTCTATGTTCTTTTCAAATAGCATAGCGAATAGAAAAGGATTTTTGCCTCGCCCTGCGCTTTTCCGAGCTTGGGGGCAGGGGGTGGGAAACGCTGGAGGGTACAACGCTCCGGGGTTGCCGGAGATAGAAGGCGCTTGGTCTGGATGGAACATTATGTCAATCGCCGGTGGTGGCCCCTCTGGAGCCTTTCAGGCGAACTGGGCACCCAATGGAGTTGTCGCTGTGGAAACGAAGGTTGCTGGAGTCTGGGATAGTCTGGATATCGATGCATCCCGCTCTAACCCGCTCTACGGCTCGTCTACTACTGTCATGCCTGAATCTATCAACCTTCCTGTGATCTTGTATCTTGGTCTTACCACTTAGGCCGGGAGGCCAAGATATATACACACGGGGAGCGCGACATTGACCGGGCGGTTTTCAGGTGCAGTTGGGGTAGTGAGAGAGGCACGGAGTCCGTATGTGTGATATCCTGCCCCGTCGACCGTCTGGTAGCAGCCAGAGCTGTGGTTAGTATTGTAAGCAGCGCCTCCAACTACTGATGTATATGCGGGACTATCCCACGCTGCCCATAGCTCTCTCATCGCATCCCCCTGCCAACTCCCCGCCTCCCGGCCCCCGCCGGGCATCCACCCTCGGAAAAACTTTTTGTGACAATAAAACTATAAATAAAGGAACAAGATATGACGATACCTCAGATGTATATGTATGACTTGAAGACCGGAGAATACACCGGCAGCCGTGATGCCACTCGGCGTCCGAACGGCGAGTATATACTGGAAGCGACCGGCGCGACATCTGTTGCTCCGCCCGCTGTCATTCCTACGGGGCAGACTGCCCGCTGGACCGGGGATGCGTGGGAGAAGGTGGAAGACCACCGCCAGCACATGGACGAGCGTGGGCGCAAGGAAGGCGGGACGCCGTACTGGCTCCCCGATGATACATGGCGTTCCGAACCCCGGTACATGGAAGAACTCGGGCCGCTTCCGGCTGATGCGCTTTTAGAACGCCCGAGACGTCCGCTTGAGGAGTATAAAGCTGATAAGCGGCGGGAAATCATCGCGGGCTATACGGCGGCACTGACGGCAACCCTGACGATGCCCGCAGAGTCTCCCTCGGCGGCGGAAGTGGCGACGGGGGCAGCGCTTTTCGCCGCTGACGACGCCGTTGGGCTTGCCGACGTGCAAACAATTCTTATAGCGAGGAGGGACGAGTTGCTGGCGGCTGTAGAAGCGGCACAACGCCGAGAAACGGTCTCGGCGATCGTGGTTTCTTACCCGGTCTAGCGGTAAATTTCAGGCAGAGGCGGGGGAGATTGGACCCTCCCCCACCGGCCCGGTGTACGGTCACCGGACCACGGCCCCACATGATACGTACATATCATGCGGAGTGTCCGCCTGCGTTTATGGCTCACAGTCAGACCGCGAGCGCGTAAACGCATATCAGGACGGATGCGGGGGCGCAAGGGAAGGACAATCAAAAG